GGCGGTCGCATTATTTCTGTTGGCGGCACTTTGGCAGCAAACCTTGTTTTGACTCTGCCCACTATCAGTGCTGCAACTAACCCCACAACTTCTGGCCCCGGCCAAGACCCAAGCACTACCAACAACCAAGGCGTGCTGTACACAATATGGGTTCCCACAACCATTGCTACAAGCTCCGTGAAAATTGGCACTGACGGTACGGATGTGTTTGTTGGCGCGGTCATGTCTATTGATACCGATTCAACAGACGCAGCCCGTGGTTTTGTTGCTGGCGCAAGTGATGACTTCATTAACCTGAACGGCGGCACTACTGGCGGCATTGCAGGTACTTGGATTCAGGTTTTTGCCATTGCGGCACTGAAGTACATGGTCAAAGGCACTGTGTTGGGTTCAGGCACTGTTGCCACACCGTTCGCTACTTCCTAATCAACCCAACGGGGCTTCGGCCCCTGTTAACAAAGGAGTTTGATTATGACGATGCAATATGACGTTAAGTCAAAACATTTGAACACATCTGGTGCGATCTTCGATCAACCAGCGCGTTTGAAAGGTTTTGTCATTGTTGGTGCGGCAAGCACGGCAGCAGCCATTACTTTCAAAGACGGTGGTTCTGGCGGCACCACACTGGTGGAGTTTGACATTGTGTCCAACACCAACCCAAATGCGGTGTACATCCTTATTCCGGGAGAAGGTGTCAAGTTCAGCACAGACATCTACTTTGCCACGTCTGCGGCTATTACTGGCGTGACGGCGTTTTATGGCTAAGTCAGCAGCATGGACACGCAAGGAAGGGAAATCCGAGAAGGGCGGCTTGAACGCCAAAGGTCGGGCTTCCTACAACAAGGCGAACCCCGGCAAGCCGGGCCTGAAAGCTCCTCAACCAGAGGGCGGCAAACGCCGCGACTCTTTTTGCGCTCGGATGGAAGGCATGAAGAAGAAGCTGACAAGCGCCAAGACCGCAAAAGACCCAGATTCGAGGATTAACAAAAGCCTTCGGGCTTGGAAATGTTGATATGACAGAACACACAGACAACGTAAAAAACGTACTGGATTTCGTGGCGATCTTCAGCACGTTTGGCGCGTTCTTGGAAATGTTTAACCCACTGTTTGCCTTGATTGGCGCAATAGTGGGTGCCATGCGCATTTACGAAATGGCCACAGGTAAAGACTTTTACAAACTGCTCAGTAAAAAGAAAGCGGACGATGCCGAGCACAAGTAAGAAGCAACACAATTTCATGGCGGCGGTGGCTCACAGCCCATTGTTTGCCAAGAAAGTCGGAGTCCCACAGTCTGTGGGCAAAGATTTTTCAACTGCCGACAAAGGCAAAACTTTTAAAAGAGGTGGTGATATGGCTAAAGCAAACCCTTTCATGGAAATGATTGCCAAGAAAAAAGAGATGGCAAAAGGCAAGAAAGAAATGCCAATGAAGAAAATGGCAAAAGGCGGCATGGCTTATGCCAAGGGTGGTGGCATTGAGTCAAAGGGTAAAACCAAAGGCAAAATGATTACCATGAAGTCCGGCGGAAAGATGTGCTGAGATGAGAGCCAGCCGTGGGATGGGGGACATCAACCCCTCCAAAATGCCCAATGGCGTGAAGAAATCACGCCGTGATGACACCGACTTCACTCAGTACAAAGAAGGCGGCAAAGTCAACGCGGCGGGTAACTACACCAAGCCAAGCCTGCGCAAGAAAATTGTGTCTCAGGTCAAGGCAGCGGCGACCCACGGTACTGGTGCAGGTCAATGGTCAGCCCGTAAAGCACAACTTGTTGCCAAAAAGTATAAGGCGGCAGGCGGGGGCTACAAAGATTGAAAGCACCGCAACAGTCCTTAAAAAACTGGGGCGACCAGAAGTGGCGTACCAAGTCGGGGAAGCCTTCAAGTAAGACGGGCGAACGGTATTTGCCTGAAGCAGCCATCAAGTCGTTGTCATCAGCAGAGTATGCTGCGACAACCAAGGCCAAGCGCAAGGGTAAGGCGGCGGGTAAGCAGTTTGTGGCGCAGCCTAAAGGCATAGCAAAGAAAACGGCAGGATTTAGATAATGGCGAACACCTCTGGGTCAACAGGCTTCAATTTAGACCTCACCGAATTGGTAGAGGAAGCTTTTGAGCGTGCTGGTTCAGAGTTGCGCACTGGCTATGACTTGAAAACTGCGCGTCGATCACTGAACTTACTGTTTGCTGACTGGGCAAACCGTGGCATCAACATGTGGACGTTTGAGCAGGGCACTATTACCTTTGAGCAGGGGTTGAATACCTACGCCATCCCCAACGATACGGTGGATTTGCTGGATCATGTGATCCGAACCAACGCAAACGTGGCTTCTACCCAATCAGATTTGACAATCACGCGCATCAGCGTGTCCACCTACGCAACCATTCCCAATAAACTGACCCAAGCCAGACCGATTCAGGTCTGGTATCAGCGTCTGGACGGCCAGAACGCACCATCTGGCGTAACTTTGGCGACCACCATCACGTCCACAGACACCACAATCACCCTCTCCAGCACAGTTGGTCTGGCCACATCGGGTTACATCACGCTGGACAGCGAGACGATCTACTACACATACGTGGATGGCAACGACTTGGGTGACTGTTTCCGTGCCCAGAACAACACGACTGCCGCAGCCCACACCAGTGGTACTGCTGTCTACGTACCCAACCTACCCCGAATCACTGTCTGGCCAACGCCTGATGGCTCCCAGACCTATCAGTTCGTGTACTGGCGCATGCGCCGGGTGCAGGATGCCGGTAGCGGTGTCAATGTCATGGATGTGCCCTTCCGATTTGTGCCCTGCATGGTGGCCGGACTGGCCTACTACATCGCTTTGAAGGTTCCGGGTGGCATGGATAGGTTGGTGGTGCTGAAAGCCCAGTATGACGAGGCTTGGATGACGGCTGCGGATGAAGATCAAGAACGCGCAGCCTTGCGGCTTGTGCCCAGACAGATGTTCATTGGGGGCGGCTGATGGGAAATCGGTTTGCCAGTGGCAAAAACTCAATTGCCGAGTGCGACCGTTGCGGTTTTCGGTTCAAGCTCACGGCGCTCAAGAAGCTCGTTGTCAAAACCAAGACATACGATCTGAAAGTGTGCCCTGAGTGCTGGGAACCAGATCAGCCGCAGTTGCTGCTGGGTATGTACCCAGTGGATGACCCGCAAGGGGTGCGTGACCCGCGTCCTGACCTGAGTTACCAAGTTTCTGGGCGCACAGGTTTGCAAGTGGTTGAGACGGACAGCACTGCCGAAGATGCACAGGGCATACTCAGTGGGGGTAGCCGGATATTTCAGTGGGGCTGGAACCCGGTTGGTGGAGCAGCGTTCTTTGACGCAGCTTTAACACCAAATAACTTGGTTTTAGTGGTGGAACTTGGTACAGTTACGATTGCAACGACATAAGGAGTCGATCATGGCAGAAGACAAGAAAGATTTGGCACAGGACAAGAAGATGATTAAGTCCGCAATTGGCAAGCATGAGAAGAACATGCACCCCGGCAAGCCGATGACAAAGCTCAAGGCTGGCGGTAAAACCAATGGCGACATGCTCAAGTACGGACGCAACATGGCTAAAGTCATGAACCAGCGTTCTGTTGGTCGTGGAGGCTGAAATGGCTGAATACAAACAACCCAAAACCCTTCCGACCGTGGATGTGTACAACCAGCCAAACAAAGAGTATTTGCGTGAAGCAAATGTCTCTGTGGCAAACGTGCGCAGTAACGACTACAAGGGCACCAAGACTGACGGCATCAAAATCCGTGGTACTGGCGCAGCCACTAAAGGCGTTACGGCAAGAGGCCCGATGGCATGACCTATTCTGAGCTTGTAGCCGCAATTCAAACCTACACGGAAAATACTTTTCCGACGATTACGCTCGCGGATTCGTCTACGGTTTCGTCTACAACTCAGATAAACCGGTTCATTACACAGGCTGAGCAGCGTATATACAACTCTGTTCAGTTTCCATCAATTCGCAAGAACATGACGGGTACTGTGACAACCGGCAATAAGTACTTGTCTTGCCCCGAGGATTTCCTTTCCGCGTACTCGCTAGCAGTTGAAACCGCTGATGGGCAAGAGTTTCTTTTGAACAAAGATGTGAACTTCATCCGTCAGGCTTACCCCAAGGCAACAGACACTGCGACTCCGAAGTACTACGCTTTGTTTGGCCCAACGGTAAGCGGTTCCACTATATCCAACGAGTTGAGTTTTATTCTTGGCCCAACGCCGGACAGCACCTACACAGTGGAGCTGCACTATTACTACTACCCAGAGTCAATCACCACAGTGGCTTCTGGCCAAACATGGTTGGGCGACAACTTTGATACCGTGTTGCTCTACGGTTCCTTGGTTGAGGCATACACATTCATGAAGGGCGAGCCTGATCTGATCGGGTTGTATGACGGCAAGTACAAAGAAGCACTTGCAATGGCCAAACGTCTGGGCGACGGACTTGAGCGTGGAGATGCGTACCGCAGCGGCCAGTATCGGGAAGCTCCGTTACCTCAGAATAATGGAGTCCGTTAATGGCGTTCACGGGAAACTACACCTGCAATACGTTCCGTACGGGCCTGCTGAATGGCACGTTCGACTTTACGTCCGGTACTTTTAAGCTTGCGCTCTATACCAATGCAGCCACGCTTGATGCCGCTACCACGGCTTATACGACTACGGGCGAGGTTGTGGGCACTGGGTATACGGCTGGGGGCAATGTGCTTACGATAAACCAGACCCCCACAACAGGAAACTCGCCCAACACGACTGCGTACATTTCTTTTGCAAACACATCGTGGACAGGCGCACTCACTGCGCGTGGAGCTTTGATCTACAAAGCTGGGGCCAATGGTGCTGTATGCGTGCTGGACTTTGGCTCCAACAAGACTTCAACAGCAACTTTCACGGTACAGTTCCCTACTGCTACCAGTACTTCAGCAATCATAAGGATCGCGTAATGGCACTTGTAACCACAACCAAAGGCGACATGGATGACTCTCTGCTGGAGAAGCGCGAGGGAGCCGTGGACAATGATAACGAACTGACCACATGGACTGAGTACTGGCTAGAAGGTGAGCTTGTCCACCGGTCTGCGCATGTGGCTTTAAAGAAAATGCCCGTCTTTGGTGGCGGCGAAACCCAATCAATTGGCTAAAGGATAGATCATGGCAAATACCCAATCAATGTGCACCTCGTTCATGAGCGAGTTGATGCTCGGTCAGCACCAGCTTGGCACTTCAACCATTGTGTCCCGTGGCAGCTTGACTGCGCCAACTACAGATACGGTTAAAGCGGCCTTGTACCTGACAACCGCAACCATCAATGCAGCTACTACTGCATACACCGTGACCGGGGAAGTATCCGGCACAAACTACACCGCTGGCGGTGTGACGGTAACGAATGCTACGGCTCCGACTTCAACCAACAGTTCTGCAACTGCTGGCGTGGCGTACTGGACTCCTTCAGCATCAATTACCTACACTACGGTGACACTGTCCACGGCTTTTGACACAGTGCTGTTGTACAACTCGACACAAAGCAACAAGGCTATCAGTGTGCACACGTTTGGTTCACAGACCATCACGGCAGGCACTTTCACCTTGACAATGCCAACAAACAACACGTCAACTGCTTTACTGCGCTTGGCAACCACTTAAAGGCAGGTCATGTCTCTCGGCTGGGGCGACAGTACTTGGGGCGCGAACGGCTGGGGCGGCACTCTTGAAGCAACGGGGGATGTAGCAACAGGAACCGTAGGCGCGGTCACGTCCAGCCGGACTGTTGCCCTGACGGGTAATGCTGCTGCGGGTTCTGTTGGTACGGTTGTTCCTAGTCGCTCTTCCACAGAAACGGGCGATGTTGCGACTGGCGCGGTTGGATCGGTAGCTTCCACAGTAACGGTTGCGCTATCCGGCGTTTCAGCAGCGGGTGCAGTTGGAACGGTTGTTCAAAGCGTAAGTAGTGCGCTGACCGGCGACTTGGCAACAGGCAGTGTTGGTACGGTTTCTCGCGGAGCCACATCGCTGGCTTTGACCGGGGACGTTGCTTCTGGGCTGGTCGGTACGGTTTCTCGGGGCGCAACTTCACTGGCCTTGACTGGCGATGCTGCCGCTGGTGCGGTTGGCACGGTTGCTCTAACCGGCACGGTTGCTCTAACCGGCGTGGTGGCTTCTGGTCTTGCGAATGCGGTCATTGTCCCAATTCCAAGCAACCAAGCTATTGGCTCGGTCGGAACGGTTGGTCATGAACTGGTAATTGCACTGACTGGCAACGCATCCACGGCTGCTGTTGGCTCGGTGGCATTGGGAGCAAGAACATTTGGCCTGACCGGAAATCAGGCACAGGGGTATGTTGGAACACTGATTGCTGTGTACTGGAAGCTGATTGATGACAGTCAAACAGCAGACTGGACAGTGATCTCAGACGTACAATCGGCAGGCTGGGTAAATGTAGATGACACACAGACCGCAAACTGGCAAAATATCAACAACCCGCAAACTCCCGGATGGGCAGCCATTGACGATGCGCAGACTGCCGACTGGGAAGAAGTAGTAACTTGAGGTAAACCATGACTACAGCGTACACATCACTTTTGGGTTTTGCACTTCCCGTCACGGGAGAGCTGTCAGGCACATGGGGCGATACCGTAAATAACAGTATTACCTCGCTGCTTGATTCAGCTATTGCGGGTACTACCACCTTAAGCACTGACGCAGATGTCACGCTGACAACCACCACAGGGGCAGCAAACACCGCACGGGAGGCCATCCTGCTGTGTACTGGTGCAAGGACAACAGTTAAAACAATTACTGCGCCAGCTCAGTCCAAGATTTACACCATCATCAACTCAACTACGGGTGGATTTGCCGTCAAGATTGTGGGTGTTGGCCCGACAACCGGTTTGACCATTCCCAACGGCGCAAGTGCTGTTGTTGCATGGAACGGTTCTGACTTTGTTGAAATCGGTTCATCCACGATTGGCAACTTAACGGTTAACGGCAACCTGACTGTCACAGGCAACAC